TGAATATGGATTTGGACCAAATAAAACTCATTCTCCGAAACATGGAACTTCTGTTAGATACTTTAAAGGCAGAAGTCTATAATGCTGAGTCTAAAACATCGGTGAAAGAGTCATCTCCGCCGCCGATTATGGACTACGACGAAATTTTTGAGGATAGTGAATTTTATGACTAGAGCAAGGGAACTTGTAAAGTTGCTTGAACGTCTTACAAAACAAGACCATTTGTATTCGGAAGAGCAACTTATTGAAATGAAAAAACAATTGCGAGTTGTGAAGCAAGAACTCGCAGAACTCGAAGTAAAAACATCGAAAGGATTTGGAAAGAAATGACGGTACGATTAATTAGTGTAACTCCCGATGCAGAAAAGACCATGGCATATATCGCCAGGGTCTCGAATCCTGCAAACCAAGATAATGAGAATTATGCAGGTCTTCTGAAATATTGCATTAAACATAATCATTGGAGTGTGTTCGAACAATCCACTATGTCACTTGAGATTGAAACGACTCGTGGTATTGCAGCGCAAATTCTACGACATCGGTCGTTTACATTTCAAGAATTTTCACAACGTTATGCCGATGCAAGTTTCTTAGGTGAAGAAATTCCAGTGCCTGACCTTCGCCGTCAAGATACTAAAAATCGCCAGAATTCTATCGATGACATCCCGGATGATGTAAAATTCAAATTTCAACTCAAAATTCAAGAACACTTTAAGAGTTCAATGGAACTTTATAAAGAACTTCTAGATAATGGAATCGCTAAAGAAACTGCACGATTCGTATTACCATTAGCAACTCCTACGCGCATCTATATGACAGGTTCTTGTCGCTCATGGATTACATACATTGCCCTGAGAGAAAAATCTGGAACTCAAAAAGAACATATGGACATCGCCAAGAAGTGTAAAAGAATCTTTGCTGAACAATTTCCAACTTGCTATGAGGCATTGGGTGGAGATATTGACTGGAATGTATAATCTAAATATTGTATCTTGAAATTAAAACAATGCCAACTTATAGATTTGAGAATATAGAAACTGGTGAAATCTTTGAGAAATGGATGCTTATGGCAGAAAAAGAACCATATCTCAAAGAGAATCCGAACTTAAAACCTCTTATTCCAACACAGATGAATGTTGGTGAGGTTGGGGAATGGAAAAATAAATTGATTAATAAGCACCCCGATTGGAACACTGTCCTCGACCGAGCAGGTAAAATGCCCGGAGCAAATGTAAAGAAAATTTGATATGACACGTAAAAACAAAAGGTCCGAAAATCCCATTGGTGTAGGTCTAACTGCTCGTCAAATGAAGCGCAGAAAACCCATTGGTTTAGAACATCTTATTGATATTGAACCATTAACTGAGAATCAAAAACTACTCTTTAAATATTATGATGAGGGTAAAAACATTTTTGCTCATGGAGTCCCAGGAAGTGGAAAAACATTTCTTCTTCTCTATAAGGCACTAAAGCAAGTCTTAGATGAGCGTACACCTTATGATAAAATCTATATCCTAAGGTCACTCGTTCAGACCAGAGAAATCGGATTCATGCCAGGGTCCGAGGATGATAAGAAGTCTTTGTTTGAGATTCCTTATAAGAACATGGTAAAGTACATGTTCCAGTTCTCATCAGACATTGAATTTGAAATGCTTTATGGAAATCTAAAGGCACAAAATACAATTTCATTTTGGTGTACCTCATTTCTTCGAGGTATAACCTTAGATAATGCAATCATCATTGTAGATGAAGCACAAAATTGTACGGCACATGAAAACTTTTCTATTATCTCAAGATGTGGAGAAGATACAAAGATTATGTTTGCTGGTGATATTGAACAAAGTGATTTGGTTAAATCTCATGAGAGAACAGGAATTCTGGACTTCATGAAAGTCATTAATGTGATGCCATCATTCAATAAAATTGAATTTGGTGTCGATGATATTGTCCGCTCGCCGCTTGTTAAGGAATTTGTTATCGCCAAAAAATCATTAGGTCTATAAATAATGTTTACTCATATTGATGTGAATCTCCCGAAACTCAAGCGGGAGACAATCGACGGAGTAAGATACTACACCTTACCCTCTGGAAATAAGAAACTTGTTTCCATTACTTCAGTCATTAGTCATTATAAAAAAGATTTCTTCAATCAATGGAGAAAAAGAGTAGGTGAAGAAAAAGCAAATCAAATCACTCAACGTGCCACCAGTAGAGGTACAGATACTCACACCCTGATTGAAGATTACCTTTTAAATCGAGAACTTTCTGAGGTTCAACCAATCTCTAAGTATCTCTTTGATTATGCGAAATCTACGCTAAATCGAATTAATAATATTCATTGCCTTGAAGGTTCACTATATAGTGAGATTCTTGGAGTCGCTGGGTCTGTTGATACTATCGCTGAGTTTGATGGTGAATTAGCAGTTATTGATTATAAGACTTCTAAGGAACCCAAACCCATTGAATGGATAGAGGGGTATTTTGTTCAAACCATGTTTTATGGTATGGCATACTATGAAATGACTGGTATTCGAATCAAAAAACTAGTTATCATCATGACCTGTGAAAATGGGGAATGTGTTGTCTATGAAGAACGAGACCTAGACAAATATATGAAACTTGTGGCAAAATACATTAAAAAGTTCGTTAATGATAAACTCGAACTTCTGAACACTTGATAAAATTTTATGAAAAATCCTCTAGAAAACTTTTTAGATATTAAAATCGAATACATGGAACCAACAACCGAATTAGAGCAAGTTATAGAGAGTAAATTTCTCACTCCAGCAAAGTTTGCACAAGAAATTGAAAATCTTGTTGCATCAGAACATGTAAATTACATTGATGCTATTGTAATGTACTGTGAGGACCACAAGTTGGAAGTGGAGTCTGTTGCAAAACTTGTAACTAAGACTCTCAAAGAGCGTCTGAAAAATGATGCAATCAATCTCAATTTCATGAAGCGTAGTTCAAAAGCACGTTTGCCTTTTTGATGGAACCCTTTCAAGTTTTTTGTGAATATCTTGCCCTAAAATCACATTTTAGTAATCCTAAATACGACTACTTCAAATACAACAAAAAAGTCAGAGCATCATTAGAGTCTTATCATAAGAGACGCGACCGATACTTTTTCGAAAAAACTTCGAGAAAGTATAAGGACAAAGATATTGTTGACTTTTTTGTTTCAAACTTTATAGCATCAGACACCTCTAATAACATATGGATTGGAGAAATTATCAATTCTGGAGAAAAAAATTACATCGAATGGATGAAACGTCAGCAGAGTTTGACGTACTTATTCAAGGAGCAATCCGAAGAATTATTCTCTCAGATAAAATTAGACGATGCATTGAGTTGTGCCAAGGGTCATCCAGTGATACTCAAAAAGTATCTAAGCGGAAAGTTATTCTTGGAAAACTTAGTCATCTACGACAAAATTTTAAATTTCTCAAAAGATTTCGATAAGAAACTCCTAGACCCAGTTTGGGAAATGGTGAGTTTAAAAATTCGGAAGTATTCTCCGTTCATAAATATTGATGTGTTTCAATATAAACGAATTTTGAGAGATATTGTTTATGAGTAATTTTTTTGATTCTGATATCATTCAAGAAGAACTGAATGAAATTCAAGACCTTCAAAATGAACTTTTAGACTCGCCTCTATATGACTTATTGACATCTCGTGAGCAACAATTGAAGCACATCGATACATTGAGTCGATTGCTAGAAAAGCAACGAATCATGTATACTCGATTATCTTTATCTGATGACCCTCAGGCGATTCAGATGAAAGAAAATCTCCGCAAGTCAATTGCTCTGTTGGGTTATCCATCAGACGTTGACATGAATACTGTGTTCAGTAGTATGACACAGACGATTGATTACCTCAAAGGGTGTCTTGACACCTGATTAAGACTCTGGTATGATATCCAAGTAATCCAAACAAATCCAATTAATCCCAAAAATCTTATGTCATTCGCAAATCTTAAAAAGCAATCCAAACTAGGTTCTCTCACCGAAAAACTGGTGAAAGAAGTTGAAAAAATGAACTCCTCAGGCGGTTCAGCAGACGAGCGTTTCTGGAAACTCGAATGTGATAAAGCAAATAATGGTTATGCAGTCATCCGATTCCTTCCTGCTCCTGATGGTGAAGACCTACCATTCGTAAAAGTGTATTCTCATGCTTTCCAAGGTCCTGGTGGTTGGTATATCGAAAATTCTCGCACTACAATTGGCGAGAAAGACCCTCTAGGTGAATATAACAGTCAACTCTGGAACAATGGAACTGATGCCGGCAAAGAGCAGGCACGTAAGCAGAAGCGTAAACTAACCTATATTTCCAATATCTACGTCGTCAAAGACCCAGCAAATCCTGAGAACGAAGGAAAAGTTTTTCTCTATAAATTCGGCAAAAAAATCTTCGATAAACTCACTGCTGCAATGCAACCAGAGTTTGAAGATGAAGAATCAATCGACCCATTCGATTTCTGGTCAGGTGCTAACTTCAAACTGAAAGCAAAGAACGTCGCTGGATATCGTAACTATGACTCCAGTGAATTTGCAAATCCTTCAGCACTTCTTGATGATGATGATGCTCTAGAAGCAATTTGGAAAAAGCAATATTCTCTCCAAGAGTTTGTTGCTCCCGACCAATTCAAGTCTTATGATGAACTTAAGCGTCGCCTAGATGCCGTTCTCGGAACTAAGAATTCTAAGAGAATCGACGAAGAAGTTGAAGGTGAAGATGACTATCGTGGTTCAACCCGTGAACTTGATGATGACCTTCGCAGTCAACTCAATAGTCTGAGTTCTTCGAGTTCTTATTCTGATGATGAAGATGATGACTCCTTGGATTATTTTAAGCGCCTAGCATCAGAGGATTGATATAATACTCAGGAGGAAGTAGAAATACTTCCTCTTTTTTTATGGAATTGTAACTCTTGTGTTTTCAGTGCGAATAAGAACTTCGTTAATATATTCAGAAG